GTTTGCATCACGCAAAACAACCGAATTAGCACCACTTGATGCGGTTACACCGGTTCCACCATTGGCAACATTCAATGTTCCGGCAAGCGTAACCGCCCCCGTTGTGCCGGTTGATGGCGTAAATCCCGTGGTTCCCGCGCTAAATGTGCTTACAAAATTACCACTTAACGCCGATGTTGGAATTGTGGTTGATGCGCTAACCGCACTTGATCCGTTGCCATAAAGATAGCCGGTTAATCCACTTGTAACCAATGTTGAAAGCGTTGCCGATCCACCCGTGATTGAAACTGAATTGGCATTTTGCGTTGACATTGTGCCCAAACCGGTAATATCCGTGTTCGGGATATTGGTTGTGGCCGTAAAAGCACTTGTTCCGTTGCCTTTAACATATCCGGTTAGCGTTGTTGCACCGGTTCCGCCATTCGCGGGGGCAATAGTGGTTCCGTTCCATGTTCCAACCGTGATTGTTCCAACGCCTGTAATTCCCGTGTAGGAACCGCTAATTAGGCTAGATGAAATCGTTCCGCTAGTGATTTGTGATGCCGCAATTGCAATGTTTTGCGATGTTGCGCTAGTGATTTGGCCTTGTGCGTTAATCACAAACGTAACCGTTTGGCTTGCCGAACCATAAGTTCCGCTCGTAACACCGGTGTTTGTGATGCTAAATGTGTTTGATGATAGGCTTAATCCGGTTCCGGCGTAATACGTTGCCGAACCACTAAATTGAACCCAAGGCATCGAAGTTACACCAATCGTTCCCGTGGTTGATGCCGTGCAAACCCATCCCGTATCCGCTTGGCCACCGTTCAAAAGAACCGTGTAAGCACCGGAAATTTCGGCCCATACATCCATATCCACCGAACGCGCCCATGCGCTTGATGATGCTACATAAATGCCGTTTTGTGATGATGTGGTTTGATTCTTAACCAACACACGATCACCGGCAAGCGTAGTGTAGCCATCAATGGCTTGCAATCCGGTTAACGAAATGTTAGCCGTTGTTCCAACTTGGCACGCCGCCTTTGGGCCTAGCCCTTGTGCAACCGTGTCAACATAATATTTATTGGCAATATCCGTTGATCCAACGGGTGATGTGGTAACCGTTCCCGTTGTGGTTGTAATGCTTGTAAATGCCCCCGTAGATGGTGTTGTTGCCCCAATTGGGCTTGAATTTAGTGTGCTATTTGTGATCGTTAATCCGCTTTGAATCGGATTGATTGGTGCGGTGAAAGGCTGGCCCTGACCAATAAAGGTCTGAAACGTGCCATCGACCGCAAAATATGCCTGAACCGGCAATAAATTTTGATCGATGGTTTGGTTAGGGCCGCCCATAGATTAGCTTTGATCGCCAACCGGTGTTACATAAAGCAAACCGGCGGTGCCACTATTGCTCACCGCCGTCATATAAAACGGTGCGGCGGGCGTTGCTAATATCAATGGTGATGTCATACCGGCGGGCAAAACATAATCACCATTTGTTCCATCCGTAGGGAACGTTGGTGCGGGGCAAGGCGATGCGTTAGAAAACTTAATCGCCATAGGTGCCGCACCGGTGTTCAAAAAGGATGAGTAGTTGATTTGGTCATTCGTGTATCCGGCAATCAACGTGCTTGAATGCGCGGTGCTTGTAACGGATAAAGCAACGGTTTGACCACTATTGCGTTGAACGGTTGATCCGGCCATGATTATGCGGCATTAGTTGGTAGAACGGTGCCTTCCAAACGATCAACACCCAATGTGTAAACACCGGATGCGGGCGTTGCGGATGAACCCGTGCTATTTGTAAACTGAATTGACAATGTGTTAGCGGCAGAAACCCAAACGTTTGCAATGCCAACACCGGTTGTTTGCGCACCTTGCAATGAAATATTTACGAAATCATTAACCACAAGGCCAGGAATCGTAAATGTTTGTGTTGCTTGTGAACCGGAAACCGCTGCGGGTGTCAAAGTGGGGTAAACAAGGAAAGAATTGAGGATATTACCTCTAAGGATCGTAGTTTGTAATGACATAAAAACTCCTTTGCGTTGATTGTATCTTGAAAAATAAAAAAAGCCACCCGTTTTGTGGATGGCTTTCCCCTTATTTACTCACAAATTAGGGTAAAAATGTGAGGTCATAGCCGTAGACAAATACATCACAAGTCGCGGCAATCGTAGTTCCAACGTTCACATAAATGTTAGTTGGGCTAGAAATAGCGGTGTTAGGATTTGTTGCGGTTGAAATGGTCACATAAGGGCCACCGGTGTTGCTTGTCAAAGCGGCGGTAGTCAATATGGTTGAACCGGTTTGGCCCGTTCCGGTGTAAACACCAACGGTTGCCGTTGCAATAGTGGTTGTTGCACCGCTAGAGTTTAGGCCGTTAGTAATTACAACGCTTGTGGGCACAAATTTAGACACATCCAACACGATCATAGCGGTATCACCCGCTAGGGCCAAGTTAACGGATTGTGCGGAAGCAATCAAACGCAATGCTTGGTTTGTGGCCAAGTTTTGTGGGTGATTGCTTACTGTGGTTGCGGGTCCTGGATTACTCATGTTAATTACTCCTTAATTTAGTTTAGGCGGCAACGCGGCAAGACAATTCGGGATACAAAGGTGCCCATCCATACAACACATCCAAACGAGTTGGGATTGAATCGTTGTTGATGGTGTACTGACGTACCACACGCATTGAAAGTCCAATTTCCTTGTCGGAAGCACGGCCCGCAAAATGTACACCTTCAGGCAATTCGAGATCGGCCACAGCCAAGCAGAATGCGTTACGGTGCATGATGATGTTTTGGGGTGAAACGGTTCCGCTATTGTTGAACGGTGTAACGGCGGATGCACCGGCGTTAGTAACGCTAACGTTTTGGAATTGACCGGCGGTAATCACGGCGGGGCTAACGGTTACGCTAGTTGTGCCGGATGTTGCAACCGTTGCGGCTTGTGTCACAACAAAGTTTCTCAACTTGTTGGAACCATAGGCTTGGCGGTTTTGTGGGTTAACGGCATACACGCCCGCGATTTGGATCACATCACCAACGTTCAAATTGCCGGCGGCCGTAGTCGCGCTTAAAGCGATTGTTGATGTTTGTGCCCATCCAGATGTTAAGAATCCGGTTGCGGTGCTTGTATTGCACGATAAAACGGCCGTAGGGCTATTGCCAAAGGTTTGGCTAACCACGTTCTGGTCCATTTTCCAGTTCATCCCAGCGGAATCCCTGCCCATCAGGCCCTTCCGATATTGTTCGCCAATGGCTTCTTGTGGAACAAACAAGCCTTTTAGTGAATCAACAATCGTTGCCGATGTGAAAGGTTCAACAATACATGAACGGCGGCCATCACGGGGTGCGCCTTCAGCATCCAAGTATGCGGCGGCGGTCAAATAAGTAATCAAACCGGTTGGGGGTGTGCCGGCAACACCAACGATATTCGCGGTATTGTTTTTGGCAACAACCAAACCATCACGGTCTATCTTATTTGCTATGGCGGCCACAGCGGGTTTCAGCACACGGTCCGAAAACATGTCGAGGCTCAAAGCCAAGTCTTGCGTCGTGAACTGGGTATCAACGTGGAATTGCGTTGACAAAGTTACGGGTACGCTTGTCTCGTTAAAGTCTTCGACATTTAGCGCGGGACCCGTGGTACCGATGAAGCGGCCAGGTCTCCTCACATTGACGGTATTGCCGATTTTTGCGCCGACTACTGCAAACTGGTCATCGTAGTTGCGGTCAACTTCGCTTGTGAACGTAAGTTCATTTTCCAAAACCATCAGAGCTTCGTTGGTGATTTTGGAGATCGTTAAGAGATTGTTACTCATTTGATTTCCTTTAAATTAAAAAACTATCTAATTTTTCCCGCACGCCGCGCTTCTTTCCACGCTTGATATGTTCCATGAAATTCACCACTAGAATTAATGGGAATATCCGCAACACCACCCGTAGGTTTCAATCCGCGCACCGGTGCGGGTGCTTTACTTGTCTTCGCCACAGGCTCTTTTGCCGGTTCATTCCGTTCGTATAGCTTTTCCAACTTTCCCAATTCAACCAACGCTTTTCGGGTAGGCATGGCCGCTAGCTTTTGTGCAAATTCCAAATCTTCCGCTAAGTGATATAGGATTCTTGGGCCTACATCGGATTCCAATATGGAATCACGGATTTCATCGGAAACAACAACATTAGCCGTTGAAACCATATCATCGTAATCGGGCAATTCCGCCTTCACCTTTTCCAATTTGTCCGTCCAAGATTGGATAACCTTTTGACGTTCTTCGTTGGCTTTGCGATTGGCTTCTTGTTGATCCCGTTCACGCAATGCTTTTTCCGTAGAAAATTCCGCTAATGCCTTTGCATATTCAAACGCATCTTGGAACTGCCCTGGTTGCGGTTCTTCATCAACGCTCGGCTTTTGTGGTGCCGCCTGTTGTTCTAAAGCCTTCAACCTTGCTTCCAACGCTTCTCTAGCTTGGCGTTCCGCTTGCGCTTCTTGCTTTGCTTGTTCACGTTGTTTAGTTAATTCGGAAAATCTTCGTTCTAACTTCGGATTCGCCTTCTTTTCCTCTGTGGGTTTGGCTTCTTCTAGCGCATCGGGTTCATTCTCAGCCACTTCGGGTAATGGCTCGGGAGTTTTCTCAACCGCCACATCATCCGCTTGGTTAGCTAAACCTAAACGATTTGCATAAAATTCCGCCGCATTCTCACTTGTGAGCACTTGGCCCGCTTCTTTTTCAGACATAGGTTTCCCTAAGAATTAACCCGATTTGCCTAATCGGTAAGGTTTTGTGTAATGTTTACACGAAATACTTAATTTGTCAAATACGACCATTGCGTTTATGTTCATAAACGACTTGTTCTTTTGATCCAGTATTAAAATTTTCTTTGTATTGTTTATTATTTAAATCATTAAGAGCAGCTTCAATTGCACCTTTTCTACCCATTTCTGATTTCATTTTTTCAAATTTGGGATGAGTTTTAGCTCTTTCATGTTGTTCTTTAGCATATTTTTTTGCTAGTTCTTTTTGTTCATTTGTCATCATCATATGGCCCTTTCTATGGCTTCAGCTTTGGCTTCACGTTCGCTTATATGGTCCAAATGGGCCAAATAAACGGCTAAATTAGATTTGATTTCCTCGATTTCTAGTTGTGTTTGCGTTTTAACAATCGTATCATGGGCTTGCGTATCGGTTCGCATTTGAATATCCATGTGCTTTTGTTGATCCCGCAATTCAATATCTTGGGCACGATTGGTTTCTTTAATAACCAAACGCCTTGTTTCGGCTTCTTGCTTCATTTGTTCCACATCGGAACGTGATTTAAGCATCATTTGGGCCGCTTGCAATTGTTGTTGCAATTGTTGGATGCTTTGTTTAGCTTGCGCCAACTGCATTTGAACTTGTGGCGGAACGTTAGATTTATCATCAATTTGCGCCAATGGGTTGGATGCGGCCAAACGATCCGCAATAACATCGGCCCCTGGGAAATCCATATTCCTAAAGATTAAATCACCGGCAACATTCATCAATGCGGGATCGGCACTAAGCAAAGGCATCATGCTATTAACGGCTTCAAGTCGCTTGGAGTTGTAACCTGGCCCCGTGTCCATCACCACATCATATTCGCCAACCGTTACATCATTAAGAATCTTCTTAACGCCTTGTTCATCGGTTGTTTTTTGATTGATGTTCACCAAATCGGGCTTGCCATCATCACCAATGATCCGCAAAACACGGGCGTTATCATAAATTTTGGGGATTAAATCCAAAATAATGCGGGCCGTGTGCTTGATAGAACGGGTTAAATTATCGTAATAATGATAGTTTGATAAATCAATTTGTTGTTGTTGGCCATTCAATGCCTTGCCGCTAATGTTGCCTTGGGGCATTTGATTGGGATCAAAAATACCCAAAACGGCTTGCATATCGCTATTTATTCCATCTGCCGCCGCAATAATACCCAAAGGCGGTGCTTCCGGTTGGATGCGCGTTGGGGTTGGCGCGGGAACGCCTTCAATGTCTTTTTGCTTATATCTAAGCACGGGCATTGATTTAATGTTAGCTTGTGCCCATTCGTTTTCATGGCCTTCATCTTGGCCTTCCGCCAATAGCCATTTGGCCTTGGGTGCCAATGCAATGCTTTCGGTTAATGCGGTTTTCCAAAAGTTATACATCCTTTGTGGGTCTTTGGCCATCCGCACCAAGCCATACTTCTTGCGTTTGTTTTCAACGATGAATTCTTCGCCATAAACCGGCACAATTGGGATATATTTTGATGCCCATTTGCCCTCCTCTAACACCTCGATTCCGGTGCAAATGATTTGCTTAACTTCTTTTTTGAATGATGGGCGTTCATCAACAACATAAAGGCCACGTTCGGCCATTTCTTCTTGTGGGGGCAAATCGGAACGGAATTTCTTTTCACCGTTACTAAGCATACAAAGAACATCGGATTTGCGTTCGGTATACCAATATTCAGCAATCCTAATATCTTCACGCATCACCCATTCCGCGTTTGAATCACCCGTTCCACGGCTTGTGAATCCCCCGCCATCGTCTTTTCCTGGATACATCTTGCGGAATACTTCTTTGCTAACCACTTGTGTGATTAGGCATTTTTCGGCATCCGAACCATCCGGCAATATGCTATTGGGATCAAAATAAACGGTGAACGGATTGTGGATGGGTTCAATGTAAATTTCTTGATCGAACGAATCTTCACGAACATAATCGGTTTTAACGCGCCAATAGCCAAATCCCATGCGAACGGCATAATTAAACGCATTGTCATAGGCGTGATCGGCATCCGATTGAACTTCAATGTGGCGGCATATCCCGGTGATGATTTCCGCCATCTTTTCATCGGATTGGTTATTCATCCCATGAACTTTAATGCGTGGCCTTTGTTGCCTTTGTTGGTTGGTAACTTGGCGAACATAGGCATCAATCTTGTTGATGGTTAGGCAAGGGCGGGCTTCTAACGAACGGCTATTTTGGATTTCAACGGGCCATTGATCGCCGGCGGCAAACTTTAAGTCTTCCAACGCTTCGGAACGGTTGTTTGTATCGGCTTCGTTAGCCAACTTTAAGAACTTTTTGGCTTCATCAATCCGTGGATCGAATTCCATTTGGTTATCGGCCATAAATTACCCCATCCAATTGCTAGGTTCGTAAACCGGTTTTTTAACAACCATCTTTTTAGGTTCTTGGATCATTAACCCAAGCATCCTAAAGGCATCGGCACCATGCGAATATTGATCGTGTAACGGTGTTCGGCTAAATTGCTTAGTATCGGGATCAACTTCATAGCGATAGTGACGTAAACATTGTAGCCCATCGGCGCAATTTATTCTATCAAACCAACAATTAACAAAAATAGTTCGGGCGGCGTTGATACTATCCGCAATCGGGGTGCGTGGGATGATGCGGGTTTTATATCCGGATGAACGCACAATTTCTTCAATCGAACGGCCGGCCGCCGCTAATGTTTTGTTTTCAGCATCATGGGGAAGCCATAGCGTGTCAAACACATAACCAAAGGTTTGCATCTTGGCTAATATCGAACTAATGGTTTCTTGGGATGTTTCAAAATAGCGGATTAAGCGGGTTTCCATGCCCACAAATTGAACAAACCACAATGCCGTTGCATCCGCCCACCCCAAATCGAACACAACATGAACCGGCTTTAATGGATCATAGGGAACTTTGCCAATTCGTTCTTGAAGTTCGGCCAATTGAATTTCCTTGGCAAACACGGCACCATCAACCGTTTGGCGGCATATCCCTTCCCAAACCATGTTATAGGCTTCGGGATCACGCATTTTTAGCGTGTCTTTTTCTAGCCTAAGAACTTCGGGGAACCAAGGGTTATCGTTCCAATTGATTTTTTGAACAACGGCGTTTTCGGGCGTGTGGATAACGAATCTTTGGTAGGTTTCATCCGTTTCTAATTCCGGATTGAATGAAACCCATATTTCGGATTCTTCTTTGCGGATGGTTGGAATCAATGTATCCCATGAACGCTTGGAAACCGTTTGGGCTTCTTCCACCCAACAAATATCCACACCTTCATAGGATTTAACGTTGGCCACATTATTCTTTAAACCAACAAAGTTAAATTCCGATCCGTTCTTGCCCCTAATGGTTCTATCCGTTATTTCATAGAAATCGTTTAGCTTTAGTGCGTTGATTTGATCGCACAATAGCTTATGAACGGAATCTTTGATGGATGTTTGGAATTCACGGGCGCATAGAACGCGGGTTGTTTTGCTAGCCGCCGTGATTAACAATGCGCGGCCAATCCCCCAAGATTTCGCCCCGCCTCGCCCACCCCATAGCACTTTATAACGCGCCGGTTGGAATAGGCATTGAAGTTTTAGCGGGAATTCAACATTAGCTTCCATTTGGGTTGGCCCCCATGAAGCAGGGTTGATAGGACAACACTTCTATGAAACCCATCACGGCGCTAACCCGTTTTGCCAACACGGATGATTTGGATCATACGTCTTGGGGCTTCACAAATGAAACCGATATGGCGGAAAGCAAAGGTTCACCATCTTTGCCGGTTACTTCTTGTTCGGTTTTGTCACGCCATCCTAAAATATTCTTAGCGGTAAAAATAGCAAACGGCGCATTAAATACACCATTCATTGTGCCTTCAACCAAAATTGATTCTTGATAATCCTTTGCCCTTTTATATGCGTAAGAAAATTCTGGAAATCGTAACATTCCATCTTCGGTTGTTGCCGTTGCCCAATCGTGTAATGTTTCCCTTGTCACACCAACAACGGTTGCAAACCTAGCCAATGTTGGGAACTTATTAGCTACTTTTTGAATTTTATCGGTTCCATCTTTATCTTTCATCACTCTTTCGTGATATGGCTCTACATTGAAGAAATCCAACAATTGTTGGGCATATTCTTCACGGAACAAAGATGGGCGGCCGCGTTGTGTCATTTCTTTTTAGCCTTTTTTTCGGCTTCACGCTTTTCGGAATAAGCAATAGCAACGGCCTGCTTCACCGGCTTTCCGGCTTTAACTTCCGTTGCAATGTTCTTTTTGAACGCTTCTTTTTTGGTTGATTTGATTAG